TGGTAGGTCTTTCATCTCGCCTAAGTAGCCCAATGCTCGTGCTACCGCCTTCGTGATGCCAAATTTTGTCTGACCACCTGGGTCATCTGATAAGGGGCGATCTGAAAATTCGCCCTCGTTTTCCATCAACCTGATAAAAGCATCATCGAAGTTCAGCATGGATCACTCCTTAGAAGGCGCACGCCATTCACGCACCAGCTTGATAACTTGAATAGCCAAGACCACAGCACCGGTACACATAGCTAGACAACCTGTAATTGCACCAGTCCACCCAGTAATAATCTCAAGTGTTGTCGCCGCACTTGACGCGCCAGGAACACCTACTCCAACAACTAGAGCAACTTTCGGATTACTAGCCGCCTCGATGATGGCTTCTTTGGCGCTGTCGATTTGTTCTTTCATATCGTTTCCGTTTCAGGATCTGCCTAATTCCCGACACAATAAGCGCCAGGAAGTACAGAGCGCTCGTGATAATCAGCATCGTAGCGGCCCACATAGAAAAGTCGCAGGTATTGTCCATAAGTTACCCCATCAATGATCGTGTAATACAACCATGGCGGGATATGGGCCATATACGCGCAGAATCCTGCGACATTGACGACCATCGAGGCGATGCATGAGGCCTGGATATCGTCACACAAACGCCCCGAAATCAAACGGGGCGCGCTATACAACAAAAGCCAATCTACGGCGGCGGCCGTGCCAAAGAAAAGGAATCCTGCCTCGTCCGTGGGCGGGAGCATCAGGCTTACCATCGCTAAGGCATGTAGCTTTGCTGTCAGCCAAAAGGCCAACAACATAGCTATCCGACCGCGCCAGCCGTTCATTTTTTCTTGGCTGGAGATGACACTGGTTGAGTAGGTTGCTTCTTTGGGCGCTCAGGAACGCCGCCGCCATTGCCAGTACCCATATTCAATTGCTTCATTTTGCTTCCTTTCAGGTTAAAAATCATTTTACTAATTGAGATCGAAGCTCGATAGCTTGCGATTCGAGATATGATAAACGTTCTTGATTGCCTTCCCGTAGAGCGCGGATGCTCTTAGAATCGATGCGCATCAAATCATCAATAATCTTTGCGTTTTCTTGACGAGTCAAAACTGCTGTCTTGAGATTGGAATCAGATATTTTTACTTCTTCATCAAAATGAAGATCGTCATCAACGCGTATCGCGCCACCGATATCAATGTCCGGCATTGGGCCATCTGAACGTTCATCCCATAAGACACGCTCTGGATCGTTGTAGCTTCCGCCTTCGCCGATTTCTATCAGCTGCCTGCCAAATAATGGGTCGATGATGAGAAGACGCATTACAGGCCTCCAATCTTCTTGATACGGAAATAGTTGTCGGCCGCACTAATATTGAACGTAGATGCAGCTGTGGAATGCGCCCGCACTACATCTCCTACACCTAACTTTACAACTGCAGTAACACAGACGGCTGAACCAGAAACCGACCGGCCAAATCCAACTCGTGTAGTTGCTGTGATGTTTGCAGCAGATGTACTAAGCTGATTAGAATTTACTGAAATACCATAACCTGCACCGGTAGTTTCATTATCTGTATAGGAGATAGCATATATACCTATCTCATTAATAGTGAATGTATCCCCTAACGTAGCGCTAGAAGCATAGGTAATCGCCGTCCCTACGCTGCTTTGAAGCGTAGTGAAGCGGCGGATTGCAGTGTTAGTGCTGCCGAGACCAGCACCTGTATTGACTACCACTTCATGATCTCCAAGAGGGGCAACTGCTAATGCGCGACCATTTGCCAATTGATATTTTGTAACCCTAGCTGCCGCGCCATCACCAACAACAGTCATAGAGTCACCGGCCGCTGTAGTGATGTTGGCTGCTGTCGGGAGAATCAGATTTGGGCCATTGGTAAGGGTCAGTGCAGCATCGAATACAACTTCGCGTACCGCACCGCTTGGAATAGTGATAGCTGTAATCGTGGTAGCCCCAGTTACATGAATAAGGTTCCCGGTTGCCGTTGTCAAGTTGATTGTGGCAGCACTTGCTATATCTGCGCCCTTAGCAAAGTTGACTCTGGAACTGAAGATAAAGGGGATTACTACGGTATCGGTCCATGATGCATTTGTACCATCCGTATTCAATACCTTCCCAGCATTGCCCAACTGGGCTGGAAGTGCAGCCTGGAACGCTTTTTGGTTGACCCATCTGCTACTTACCAATAGCGAGCTGTTATCTGTAAGAGGCGGATCAGTAACTATTGTTGGTGAATTAAATGCTGGAAAATTGAACACCTGCCCATAATTAACAGAATCTCCGACATTTGTACCAACTGGAAGGCCTGTGATTTTAAAACCGCCAGAAGGAATATTGGCAAGCCATGGCGATTGACCATCACGAGTAACACAATTGGTCAAACCAGAAGCAATATCATTACTATCGGTATCGGTACGAGTAGCATCAACAAAGATACCATTTGCAGCATCTTGCGCCCATTGATAAACCCTTTGGAATACTCCAACGCCGTTATATGGCATGGTAAATCTCGCTTTCTTTGCTAAACTACCGACATTGTAATTCCAAAATACAACTCATGGAACCTTGGCTTATTGCTTTAATTGTTCGCCCATTTTTGGCGTTGTTTGTTTTGGGATTTATAGCCCTGCCAGGACGATTCTTAGTGCAGCGCTATATGCCTCAATCTCGTCTGAAATCTCTCTTACTGCTGCCCTTGGATCAGTGCTGGAACCGCAAACGCTGAACCTTGGCCTAGTGTCCTCAATACCTCGGCCGCTTTGCTTGGCGGTACTCCTGCATTTTTTAGCGCTTCTGCGGCTTTCTTTGGATCGCGCAGGGTATCGGCAAGCAAAGTGCGCATCGCATCATCACTCTGCCCATAAAGGACGTTGCCGATAGCCTTCATGTATCCTCCTGGTACACGCGCTACAGAGCCAATCCAGCTTGGAAGTCCTGCCTCGTTAATCAGATTCGACATTGCCAACTTTTGAACAGTGTCAGAGCCAACACCGCGTCCGGCATTTTGGGCCGCAGCACGCATTCCCGCATCAGAAACAACGCCTTGCAGAGTCGCCATCTGGTCTGGACTCATAATGCTGTCAAGCTTCGCCGTCTTCATGCCGGTTACGTTTTGTGCCAGTTGATCGCCATTCCGCAGCGCTTGCGCCAATGCGTCAGCACGAGATTTGAATGGTACAGTTCCAGAATCTGCCAGGGCTGGCACAAAGCGGTTATAGAGTTCCTGCCCAATATCCTGTTGGTTGATCGGCTGGCTCATTTCGGCAAAAGTGCGACGCGCCTCTCCATATTCCGGGATTCGCTGGTCAAGCAGGTCAAGGAACTCTCGCCGCGTCGCATCAGCAGCATTACGCTTAGCGCCAACAATCCCCTTGGTCGGATCTTGGAAGAGCGTGTCCAGGCTCAACTTGATATCATGCAGATTCTCGCCCGTCAGTGATGGAGGGCCATCAACTTGTGCCAATTGCTGCCCTCGTTCTGCTGCCAGTTGTCGCGCATCGCTAACTGCTGCCTGCATGGAAGGGCGCTGCATCAAAGCGCCTAGAGCGTCATCCACAGGGATAGATGCATCCTTTGCTTTTGCATAAAGCGAGTTCGTTGCGGAATCTCTTGCCGCTACTGCTGCTGCACGCTGTTCTGGAGTACCAGCAACCCCGCGCAATGCATTGACCAATGCCGCCTGTTGCGAAGTGTCGATCTGCCCGAACTCGGCAGGCTGAATCGCACGTGCTGCACGCTCCAATGATGCAATGCCGGCATCGTCAGCCAGTTGCCCGGCAGTAGCCTCAAAGCCTGGTGTAGCAGCGGTTCGCGTAGCCAGATTCTGCGCGGCTTGATCTGGATTGCTAGCTGCGCGGCGCAAAGCGCTAGCCACGATCTTGCGTTGTCCTGCTTCCGTAATTGGATCAATCAATGCCGCCTTGGCTACCTTAGCGGTTTTGACAGCCGCAGGGACAGCAGCCCCAAAAGCAGCCCCTGTACCGATGTTTTGCAAGCGGCTGTCTTTCTCTCCGACAGGCTGTAACGCGCCTTGTGCAGCGCCCAGCAACGCAGCACCGCCGATGGTGTTTGCGCCAGGGATAAAGGCCGTAGGTAGTGCTGCAGCAATAGAACCACCTACATTGCCGGTAATACCGCCGCCTGTACGCATAAGTGGAGCATCCAGTCGGCGCGATTCTTCGATATCAGCTTTTGTAGGAAGTCCTAACGCATTTGAGGTTGTCTCTGGCAATACTTCCCTAGCGAGTTGCCCTGCACCTCTTCCTAGATCAACAAATGCCTTCCCAGCCCCAGCCAACGCAAGTTGACCCCAATTCATGCCTTCTGTCGGGTCAATTGGCTTTGATTGCGCAGGCGCAGCAGTTCGCGTGCGTCGAATCTCCGCTGCCAGCATTTGAGCAGCTTCTGTATCGCCAGCAGCATCAGCATTGCGCAGTGCTGTTTCGAGTTGAGCCATGGTCGGCATTATCGGCCTCCACCGTATTTGTTCAGCAGGTCATCCAAGGTTGTCGTCTTAGAGCCACCACGTGTCTTTTGCAAAGCACCTGCTGCCATACCTCCTTGATTCTGTTGGAGGTATTTCTCATTGAGCTTTCGGATAGTGTCAGCAGCAGCTTGCTTAACCTCTGGCGGCACAGTAGGGTCACCGATACGGCCGGCCATCTCTCGGTAAAGCTGAACGTCTTTATCAGACTGAGGCCCAGACATTTTTGGCTGCTTCGCGACCAATTGGCCGCCAATTGCAGCAAGCCTTGCCGCATCCTGGCCGGCAGAAGTGCTACGCCCGACGATACCTAGTGCGGCATCCCTGATATTTCCAACGGTGCTGCCTGTTGCGCTGCCAATGTAAGGTGACGCCTCATCCAGAAGACCGATAACCCCTTGTGCATCCGAAATCTTCTGCTGGGCTTCGGGCGACTGCGCATTTTTCGCCAGATCCCGAGCCAGAGCAACCGCATTTTCTGCTTGCCCAACTTGTGCAACCTCCTGCGCTTTCGACATAAGAGGAATGCCTGGCATGCTTTGAGGCTGTTGGCCGCCGCTGCGCATCCACTCCCCTACCGCCTGTATGACTTGTGGATCGCCGCTAGCCTGTGCCGCTTGAATGATCTGCTGAGGGGTACGGCCGGCCATGTTGATAGCGACGCCGTTGGAAGCGGTGAAGTTCACGGGAGCATTCGCTTGCTGTGGCTGTCCACCGCCTGCCATGCGTGCCGCCTGCTCTTCCGTAAGAAGAACAGGCCCGTTCGGTGTATTAATCGTGATTGTGTTGTAACCTGCACGCCCTGCCGCTTCTTGGCGTGCTTTCTCACCGGCCATTTGCGGAATGATCTCAGATCCTTGAATACGATTGATTTGTGCCTGACCGTTAGGGCCGAAGCCACCTTGGATACCGGAACCGAAATCGGGAGCAGCCGCGACGAATTGACCGGTACTTGGGTTGAACACGCTTGTTCCTGCTGCCACGTTGGTAACGCCGCCAGCCTGTTCTTTGGCTAGACGCGCTTTACCATATGCTTGTGGGTCAATCCCTTGCGCCAGAAGGTTCCGCTGTTCCTCAGTCGGCGCAAGTTCTCCCTCTAGCAGTTTTCTGCCAAGTTGAGGGTCAACCTGACTAGCAGCAAGGATTTTCGCCCATCGGTCGCGTGTAGCTTGGTCAACTGGTGGTTTCCCTTCTATGTTTTCGCTTGTGATACCTTGACCATAATCTACAGGCTGATCGAAAGTACCAGCAGGGGCTAATGCACGCAATGCCGCAGCCTGGCGTTCCGCAGAAGCCTTACCTAATGCTGCTTCGTCAGATGCGTTCTGCTTTTGGCTGCTATTTGCCAAGGCTGCCTGCGCCAGTTTGATAGCTCCCAGCCATGGACTTGTAGGGATAACACGTCCTGACACAATTTGTGATTCGATTGGTGTCAAAGATTGAGCACGTAACGCATCGGCAATCTGCTGCCGCCGTTGCAGATCAATTTGCTCAGCTTGCAAGTCCTGCTGCGATGGCCCGAATGAAATAGTATTTGGTTTAATGGTTGCCATAGCTTATCCAAATAGTTTGCCCAAAACACCGCCAGCAGGAGCACCAAGGAATGCTGAACCAAGCCCGAAAAGTCCACTGGTCAGAGCATTATTCCCAGCCTGTTGAGCATTATAGTTCGCTAGTTGACCTTGATACTGGTTATTGTAGAGGCTCGCAATATCTGTGTTCCCGACTAATGCCTGAGGCACGCCCGAGAACTGCGGAGATGTCACCTGCGAACCGGAACGAAGTGCATTCAGTTCATTCAATGGTTGTTGGCGCAAATAGTTTTGCTCATTGATGTACTGATTACGACCCTGATTTTGAAGGTTGGCATTGGTAACACCTTGATTGAACAAAGTATTTTGGTTTGAATTGTTCAATTGTGCGTTATTGAACGCTTGCCCAAAACCTTGCGCTTGGGCTTGGTTATGGAATTGAGCATTTTGCAATGCCTGATTGTATGCATTTTGATTGGATGCAAGACCTATGTTAAATAACCTGGATTGCTCAGCACCACCACCAGTAATCGCACTGTTGCGGGCGTTATTATAGGCAAATTCTCGATTCCGACTGAAGTCACCTGTTGCCCTATTCCATGCGTCTGAATTCTGAGTAATACCTTGTGAGATTAGCTTATTCTCAAGATCTGATTGATCTTGCTTCCATTGCGGGTCTAGGAAAGCAGTTTGTTGATTGTATAGCGCATCTCTCTGCGTTTGCAGGTCTTTTACCAGATCAGCACCACCAATCAGGTCTGGAACTTTACTGGTATCGACGTCATTTTGTATTTTCCCGTAACCGACACCATTGATAAAGTTAGATTTATCAACTCCATTAACTTGCGCGGGTGCGCCATTATAATTAAATTGCTGACCTAGCTTTTCTGATACAGATCCAAGCTGACTTAAACCAAGATTGGACAGCGCCTGACTGATTTTGTTATCAGACTCAAGCAACTTCTGCTGTTCAGGAGACAGATTGATGTTTTGCGTATATTTTGGAATGCCATTAGCATCCACGCCATTTTGCGTATACGTTAAGCTCCCCCAGGGAGTAACTTGGTCGATTCTATTTAGTGCAGCATTGTAAATAGCCGTGCCTTTATTCTGCTGAGTCTGTGCGGCAGCAACAACATTAGGGTCCGGTGCTGCTGGGGCTTTTGGTTTACTTTTTCCCACAATATTCTCCTTCAATCCATTTGCATTCGGTCCGAAGCATTCCATAAATGACGCAATCGTCGTCTATAAAGCCTTGACGCATCAAACCCTCTTGTACGAACCCCAACCGTTCCAAAAATTTCCTAGTATGGATATTTCTCGAAGGAGTCAATGCTGTCACTCTAGCGCAATTAAGTTGTGTGAATGGATAGGCAAAGATCGCCGACAGAACAGACTTGCTCAACCAGTTGGCATTATCTGCTGCACATGACATCTGGATGTCTGCATCTCGGTAGTCGTGATATACGACAGCTCCCATCGGTACACCTGCGTCGGATGTGACTCCAATAGTCGTCATTTTCTCAAATGCATCTACATGGGCAATTCGAGTAGCAACCCAATCAGCAATTGATTGGTGCATTTGAGGGTCTTTTGCAATGAATATATTCACAGCACCCCGCCCAATCTAAAGACATATGTTACAGCCTGCCATGATGTAAGACTTCTGTTATTTACGATTCTCATGTGCAAAGCCCCAGCATCACCAACACCCGTGAGGCCTTGCCAATCAGTTTTTGTGCTTACGCCAGGGCTCCAAGGGAAGGTATTCCATAGCGCTGTATTCCATAAAGTTCCCCCGCTACCTGTGAATGAAGGTTGCGCAGCTGGATATGAGTCTGTGAAATCCATATCTATCCCAAGTGTGGCGGTAAGATCACCTGTCACATTGAAAATCGGCTGCGCCATCGAAATATGCTTTTGTCGTCCTGGATACCCAAAATATTGGAAAGCTGTCTTTGCCTCGCCAAATATGTAAGCTCCGTCATCAGAAAACCCCGTATCAGCTTTAGAAACGTAAGCAAAGCCATTGAGTATATCTGATCCAAAATACAGATCATTCCCCATAACTTCAAAAACATTAGAATTCCAACCTGTAAATCTGCACCATGCACCAGTAATAGTATTCATGACATACTGATATTGCATAGTATTTGTTATCTGCGGGATATTAACAACCATCTTGTCACCGGCAGGATAAAAAATAGCTTGCCATCCAAAATTATTGAAATATGCTCCCGTGTCATAACTTACCAGGTTAGAAATCTTATCGCTAATTGCAGTAGTAAGTTGAGAACGATCAGTGAGTAATGCTTTTGAAAGTGGGATAAAGCCATCTGTGGTTATAATTATCATATCTGATCCCCACCGAGCAATGCACCTACGACCCACAGGTCGGCCAACATAGAAATGTCCCGCCTTTGCCCACGAATTTGCATTGGCCGGATCGTTACCGGTGTACATTAGCACTTCACCCTCGGTCGAGACAAAGCAAATATATTCCTGTACCCCGGCAGCATTGTCTACAGTCCATGTCGCTATTACCTGCAGCGATCCACCCAAAGTCATCAGTGGACCAAGATCAAACTGCAATGCCGTCCCGCCGATAGCATTAGCAGGTAGATACCACGCCACCAAAGAATCCTGCTCCACGAAGAAGATGCGATTCGCGTACAAAGTAAGTTGGATGGCCTTTGTCGGGTCTATTCCTACCAAGGCTGGCGAAATGACCATAGTGCCTTGTGTAGTTGCACTCCCGACTGGCGTTGAAGCCATGGTATAAGTGAACGTGGTTGGCCCGGTTGGCGTAACAAGGAAAGTTCCGTTATATGCCACAGGGACAGAGCCAAATATGGTCACTTGATTACCTGCCTGAAGACCATGCGGGAATAAAGTTGTGACAGTCGCCGTAGTGCCAACATTGGTCATACTCACAATACGCTGCAACACTGTATATGAGCCTAGAACCGTTGCATCACCTGGTGGTATTTCGGCAAATGTGCCAACTACTGTTGCTACACCACCAGGGTCAGACAGCATCGTATAGTTGAGCGTGAATGCGTCCGCGACTGTCACAGAGAACTGCCCGTTATAAGCGGCAGGCGTTGCCCCAGTAACTTCGATGGAATCACCAGTATTCAGGTTATGTGGCCACTGAGAGACCAGCACGGCAGTAGTCGTGAGATTCGAAATGCTTACAGTGCGCTGAAATAGCGCATAGTCGCCAATGGTAGTCGCATTAGCCGACAAAACGCGCCCCTGAGTGCCAACGACCGTAGCATTTGATGCTGGTGTGGTGCTCATGGTGTAGGTGTACTGTGTCGGATTCAAAACCGTCACAACATACGTTCCGTTGAAATCGGCCGGGGTAGCGCCTGAAACAAGTACGGTATTTCCTGTGACAAGGTTATGGGGCGTAGATGTGGTAAGCGTGGCCAGCGTGCCAACACGGGTAATACTAGTCGTGACGATGTTTACGACATAACTACCCGGTGTAGTTGCATCGGACGCAGGGGTTCCCCCCATCGTATAGGTGAACTGTGTAGGGCTGGTGACCGTAATGGTGAACGTGCCATTGAACAGTGCAGGGGCAGCGCCGCTTACTGTTACAGAATTGCCTGTAGACAGCCCGTGCGGCGAAGCAGTTGTGAGCGTCGCTGTTGTGGTTACTCGCGTGATTGTCGATACGGTAGGCAGATTGACGTTATAGCCAAACTGCGTAGGACTAGTTACCGTAATTGTGAATGTCCCGTTATACAGAGCTTCTGTATTGCCTGACATTGTTACAGGTGTGCCATTCGAAAGGCCATGCGCGGAACCAGTATTGACTAGCGCTACAGCATTCGATTTGATTAGCGATAGGATAGCCTGAGCACGAATGTCGTAAGTGAATGTCGATGGCCCCGTGACAGTGACCTTGTAAGAGCCGTTATAGACAGCAGGCGAAACTCCGGAGAGAGTAACAGCAGAACCTGTTGATAGCCCATGAGGTGCATAGGTCGTTACTTGAGCAATCGAACTGTTGTAAGTGATCTTGGTAATGCTTTGGCCGCCAACAATTGATGGTGTTAGCCAAGTAGTGCCATTGTAGATTCGGGCATTGTCCTCGCCATTCACGGCGTAAAGGAACTTCCCACCCGGCGTGGATACGTTCACATGCTGCCAACGTGCACTTGTTAGTCCAGTGATGACTGGAGCACCTACAGCACCCTGTACAGTTGCATCATAAATGCCCGTTCCAGATGCAGCAAAAAGCTTAGAACCAGAGCCAGCGTTATATGCCATCAAGCTTTCAACTGCAGCGGGATACCCAGTAGACCACTTAAATGACCCATTCCGTAAATTTACGCTCGTCGTGCTTGGAAAGAAGTTATCCAGAGTTACCGCATCAGTTTGCGGCATCGCGGCCAATGCATCACGCGCGTTTAAACCGCCAACAGGCGCAGGAAGCGTCAGCGTCTGAGCTGCTGGAATAGTTGGTGGGCGCTTTTGTTTTGGAATGAACATATTATTGACCGTACTTGCTGTCAGGAATGTTTTCCCATCCAATAAGGATATCCAACGGCTCGGGAGCCATCTGCAGCGTTGCGCTGCCCTGGTCGTTTGCCTTCGCTATACTCAGCATGTTTTCGAATTCATCTTTGAACTGATCGCCAAAGCCTTTCGCCTTGTAGTACTCGTTCTTCAGGCCAAGAATCATCAAGCCATCAGGGAAAGCACATGTATCAGTGTCAGCGGTAAAATACTGCTTTCGAACAGCAGTGTTGCTTAGAACTGGAGCGTTGCTGATATATTCGAATCCTAGATATTCATGCGTGCTGATAGCTGGCCAGATCTGGAAAGTGCCGCCGAGAATGCGCCAGCGAATACGCGGACCAGTTGCGATATATCCAGATTTCAGCCATTGCCATTGCTGGCCAGTTTCAGGGCCGAGCATCTCCCAATGCTGCGTTTTATCCCACTGTGTGCGGTCATTTTGACGGTCATAGTCCGCAGGAAGAGCATATTTCGTCTTGCAGAAATTGATTGTCACAGTGCCCGAAGCTGTTGCAGCTTGAGTCATCGTAACCTGAGTGGAGCTATCCAGAGTTGAAACGTAAACGTCTTGATTCACGCCAGTTGCGATGACCTGATATGTCGAATCCAGTCCGGTAGTGGCCGACAAGCCCGTGATGATCGGGCTATTGTTAGTCAGCGTACCTGTGGCAGTTAGAAACTGCGTGGTAAAGCGATATTCAGTAGTGAGAAACTGCCAGATGTAATCACGCTGCAAATTATCCAACACCCTGTTAAGCAGGGCACCTAATTGAATCGTGTCTTGCACAGTAGAGCCTGTAACAAGAGTCGGGCTAGTAATCCCCATCTCTTGACTTGCAGCCTGGATAAGTTGCAGCATGGTTTTCATCTGTTATTCCTTTGGAGGACGACCACGGCGAGGTGCTTGTTCTTCCTGCGGTGCAACTTCGGTTTGCTTGGCAAGCGCGGCAAATCCGCTCATTTGCTGACGCATCTGCTCCATCTCAGCACGCATTGCTGCCATTTCCTGATTCGCGTGATTCAGTGCCGACGCATCTTTAGCGACACGAAGATAAGCCTGTGCTGTGTCACGGAACGCATGGCCACCCATTCCGCCTACCATGCCAAGGTTTTGCAATGCAATATCGCTCGCATTG